CGTGAGTGAGCCGTTGACGCCGGACAGCAGTCCAGTCGTCGCAGCCGATGTCGGCGAGAGGAACACCGGCGAACCAGCGGTCGACGTGCCGGACATATTGATGCCCTGAATGCCGAAGTTCACCGTTGCCATACCGTTTGGCGGCATCGACACGGCGACGTCGCTGATGCGGCAGCCGACAAACGTCTCGGACACATCGATGTCAGGGTAGACCTGCTCAATGGTGTACGAGGTCTGGGTGGTTCCGGGCTTCAGCTTGTTGCTCGACCACGAGCCGCGGAGGGCAGCTGCGAAGAAGTCGTCGTACGAGGTACGCGACAGTTCGCCTTGGATGTTGCCAGCCACGCGGCGCACGCCGTGGCGCATATCGTAGACCTGCTGGTCCGGGCGCACTTCGTTGGAGGTGAACGCTTCCTTCGTCAGCGCGAGTGACGAGGACACGCGACGCAGCACCTGCCCAGCGGCGGTGGACTGCGTGCCAAGGGTGGTCTCTGGGGCGTAGACCACACGGACGTTTACGTTACTCTGCAGAGGCATTGTGGGACTCCTTTAGTCGTTGTCCCGGTGCCGGGACCAAAAAAAGTTAATTGGTGGTATGCCCAATCATCGTCACGATGACTGTGCCGTTGAGCCAATCCGGTTCCTGTGTCAAACCGACACGCTCCACCTGTTGCACGGTGGCATTCGCATCGCCGTATGACACGACGGTCCCGGGCCGAAAGTGCTGCATCAGCGACCCTGCGAGACTTTCCAGAGCGACAGTTCCCGAGTTCACGGGGTAGTGCAGCGTGAAGTTTGCCGTCACGGTGTGGGCGATATACCCACCCAACCCCGTCGCCATCACATCGGACGACACCGGGATCATGCTTTCTGAAACGTACGGCTGGCCCTTCACGGGCGTGAATTCGCGTCCTTCCCACGCTACGTCAGGCAGGCCGGTCAGCGTTTGCAGCCGGTCACGCACCGCGGAGCGCAGGTCTTTGTGAAACGTCGCTGCGCTCATGCCAACTCCTTCATGAGCTTGGTCACCACCGACTTCGCCCGCTTAACGTTGCGCGTTACAAAGAACCGCCCGCGCATCCGGCGAGTACCGAACTCGACATAGGGACCGTATTCAGCGTTGTTCGTCATCCAGAAAATGTCACCGGCTTTCACGTTGGCTGCAACGATAGAAACCTTCGAATCTGGGTTGCCGTTGCCCTGCGATGCCGCGGGCGCACCGATGGACGGCTGCCATGAGGAACGCAGAAAGCCGGTATCGACCGGCGTGTCCTTGACCACATTTGCCGCGATCTCTTGGCACGTCTGCCGCGCCAGCGCGTCCATGTCCCCTTTGAACTTGGATGCCCAGTTCGACAGCTTCAGGTTGAACTCACGACCGTTGCTCATGTCAGCGCTCCGCGTAACACTTCGTGTAGGGTGCGCCGTCCCCCGCGGGGTTCAGATCGCTTACCCAGATCACGGACCAGTCGCTGCCAGCCCACCGCACCTTGTCCCCCGGCTGCGGCGTCGTGCCGAGCCGCGGGGCCAAGTGAAACTCCAGAATGTTCCGACGCTCTAGCGACCCGAGAGCGAACTCCGAGTCCTTCCCCGGCGGCAGCGCGATTCCCTTCATGCTGAAGGTGGTCGACACCGCCGTCTCCGTTTGAGTGACGGGGTTGAACGCGCTCGCCGACTTACGGGTGAACGTCACCGTAGCGCCCTTGCGTGAGAGCAGGGCGTGTGCTGTGTTCGCTTGGGCGGCGTACGTCGACACGACTTACTCCGTCCTCAAGTCCACCTCGGGATGGTCATTCATCCCGATCCGGAACTGGGCGGGCATCTCTGGCGCTGTCCACAGCGGGCCAAGGATGCTGTTCGGGTCGCGCACATACTGCTTGAGCAGGTTCTGTGCGAACGTCCACACCTTGCCGGTGGGGGCGTTGTCCGCGTAGGTCACCGAGATCGGCCCCACGCTTTCGCTCTTGACCATTCCACCGCGTGCCTCGTCGGCATACAACGCTTCGGTCAGACCCTTAAACGCCAACTCGGCGCACGCCTGCTTGACGCGGGCAGGCACGCCGGTGACCTCGTAGTCGGACCAGTCGGTCAGGTCTGCACGCGGGAACTCCAGCGCCTGCGTCGACTTGAGGCGCTGCCCTTTGTAGCGGTTGTAGGTGTCGACCCAGCCGGTTGCCAAGCGGATTGACGCCTCAAGCTGGAAGTCCTCATAGTCCTCCCAGCGGTAGTTCCGGCTGCTAGCGAACGTCTTAAACTCGGCGAGCGAGATGTAGGCGTCCGCGTTAGACAATCCAGTTCCGTCCTCAACGGTCAACGCCATATCTCACCTCATGCCATTCGTGCCAATTCCCGCTCTGCCTGCTCCTTGGGGAGCGGTCCAGCGAGGACTTTGCCAGCCGCATCAACTACTTCGAAACGCCCGAATCCCTTGTGTCGAATCGCGGGACCACGAGCCACCTCCGCGACCGGCGTCTCCTCACGAGGCGGCGCGGGCTGCGGCTTGATCTTGATGACCGGAGCCGCAGGCTTGATACCTGCAGCCTCGTCTACGACTTCGATCATGCGGGCGTCGTACATCTGGCGAAGCCGTCGCGGCTCAATCCCCTGTACGCTGACCGGATCATCGAAGTTGTACGTCACGCCGTTCATCACGAACGGGCGACCGGCCTTAAAACTGCTGTCTAGTGAAAATGGGCGTCGTTGTGTCATGGCTTTCCTACGACGGGCGTTGAAGGGAAAGGCGGGGCGGGCGGCACGACTGCACCACCCGCCCCAACCCAGTTAGGCGACGACCGTGCGCCAGAAAGCGCCGAGATCAGCCGACACCAGCTTCATGTCGAAGCTCATGTCGATCTCAACGCGGTCAGCACCCAGCGCCTCAAGCCGGAACGACTTGATGCGGTTGCCGTCAGCGCCCGAGCCGAGGAGGCCGGTCCACGAGAACGTGTAACCAGCGGTCGGCGTCATGAGACCCGGGGAGGTCGCAGCGTGGACGAGCAGGGCAGCCTTGCCGCCGATGAAGGCGTGCGAGGCGCTCTGGCCTTCCTTCGCGGTGTTCTCCACAGCGTTCATGACCAGCACCTCGTCCACGTTGAACAGGCGAGCGAGGGTGTCGCTGCCAGCCATCGCGGGCGAACCGACACCGGCCTGACCGTACTTGATGCGGTCAATGATGTCGGGGTGGTCGAGGAGCGCGTCGTACACCGCACGGCCCACCACGAGCTTGTTCGGCTCGTAGCCGGTCGACTGGGCAATCGCACGCTTGGCACCGCGGATGTCCTCAATCGGGGTCGAAGCGGCATCGCTCCACTGCTTCACCTGACCAGAGGAGGGCGAACCGGAAACGCCCTCGTAGTCGTTGGACCACACGCTCTGGGCGAAGAAGTTCGCCACGAAGAGCTTCTCGCGCTTGATCAGCGCCTTGTGGGTCACGTACTGAGTGGCCTCACGGTCCGGGGAAAGGACCGCGTCCGCATTGGCACGCACCTCGTCCGGGATGTCCTTGTGGAACGAGTAGCGGTTGCAGAAGTACGTCGGGGTGTTGTCGAGGCGATAGCCACCACCAGCCGACTCCGTGCCGGGGGCACGAAGGGCCATCTCGTCGCGGTTGAAGTCACCACGCTCGTAGGTGTAGTAGCGGTCGCTCTGCTTGGCGACGGGGATGTTCGGGAACACCCGCGTTGCCACGAAGTTGGCGGCGTTCTGAAGGAACGCCACGCTGATGTTGGTCAGCGGCTGGTTGACGTGTACGTCGCCCGGGGTCGGATTCATGTTAGATCACTCCTATACGAAAGACGTTACGCGAGGGCCGCGAACGGGAACGGGTTGATGAGGACGGGGATGATGTCGCCAGAAGCAGCGCCAGAAAGCGCCACGCCGAGGACAGCATCACCAGCCGACGCCGCGGCAATCACCGCGCCGTTTGCATCCGCAGTCACGCGTGCGCCCGCGGTGATCGAACCACCGGCGACGGCCTTGCTGACACCGGCGTACGCGACGGTGGCGTCGCGGCCAGCAGCAGCAGGCTTGTTCTGCAGAACACCGACCACCAGCGAGGTGGCCCCAGCAACAGCGGCCTGCCCGCTGCTGTTGACGGTGATGCACTTGAACTGGGAACCCGAGAGGTCAGCGGCGGCAGGCAGCGAGACACTCTGGACAGAATTGTCGAAAGCCATGGATGTAACTCCTACGAAGAAAAGGGTTGCTTACGCTGCCCGGCGCTTGGACTTGGCAACGTAGGCGTTGTAAAGAGAGGGGTTCTCTTCCATCGCCTTGACGTACGCCTGCTCAAAGGTCATGCCGGTGTTGACCTTCTGAATCTCGGTTGCCTTCGCCTTGAGAAGCTCCTCCGGCTCGCCATCGACGGCGGCGTCGCTTCCCACAGACTTGAACAGCGCCGACTGGTCAGCCACCTCGCCAGCACCCTTGAGCAGGGTCTCCAGCGTCGCGGCGTCCTCAACCGTCGTCATTCCCTTGGCAACGCGAAGGAGGAGCGGGCCAACAACCTCGGGGCTGCCGACCTTGATGTCTTTGGCCTTGGCAATCGCCTCGGTCAACTCGCTCTGTTCACGCATCTTGGCGATCTCGGCCTGCGCGGCCTGCGCCTTCGCCTCGGACTCCTCAAGGCGCTTGCGGATCGACTCCGGCAGGCTCTTGAGAACGTCCTCTTCCGCAGCCGGTTCGGCAGCGACTTCGGCGCTCTTGGTCAGCGTCTCGATCTCGGCGTCCTTCGCCTTGATCACCTCGCCAGCATCTTTGAGGGCGGCTTCGGCTTCGTCGGCACGCTTTGCAAGTGCAGCCAACTTTGCCTCGGCATCCTCAAGTGACTTGGACAGCGTTTCAATGTCCATTACATACTCCTTGAGTGAAGCGGCAGCCGTGTTGGCTGCGTCGGTTTCGGCAGAGGGACTCCCTGCCAGCGTCTGCGCCACGCGTGGCGCGATTCCTTCAATGGCTTTCTTCACACGGGCCATGAGGAGCTTGGTCTTCTCGTCCTCATCTTCCATGCCGTCCGCGTCCGTAGACTCGTCCTCTTCCGTAATTTCGACTTCGATACCCTTCGTGGCGGCCTTCTTGCCGCTCTTGGCTTTGACGATCAGCACCCTCGCCTGCTCGTTGGCGGGGTCGTCTACGAGGCTGATTTCGTCAATGCTCATATCGGTGAGTTGCTGGGCCATTACTTC